AAATTCCAACATAAACATAGCTAAATATTGTATGTTTCTTTTACCCATGTTGTACATATTGCTTAGAATATAGTTGCTAGAATGACTAAAAAAGAAGTCTTTCATCTCCCCAACTGTCTCTAAGTTTTGTTGATAAAATGCATTAATAATACTAATAGACAAAAAATTATAAAGTTCTAGTTCAAATAAAAACATTTCGTCTCTTTGCTTTGGTGTTAAAGTAGACCATTTGACCTTGAAATATTCATAGTTCCTCCGTTTATAATAACTTACATAACCTTTTCTGTGCCATGGAGCACTTACTTGACTAAAAATCTCATGCATTTTTTGTGCTTCTACTATCTTTCTTCTTTTAGCAGGTCTCATTACAACACCAATGACCAAAAGATACTAATAGCTGATACAAATATAACTGCCTTAACTATGTCAGGAAGTTCATTACAAATCTCTGTGATCTTCTCTATCATCTTCTCCCCCCGATTGTTTTTGCATTTCGTCTAGTGAGCCATTTATTGTATTATCTAAACCCTCTATTTGAGATTCACAGAATCTAATTACAGATTGAACAGAATGCCCTTTATAACCTTGTTTTACTATGTCTTCTTTTAGTTTAGTACAAAAGTTTTTAGTTTGTTCATAGGCAACCTGTTGTCCTATCATCCTGTCTATACTCATTTCTTTTTACCTCTCTTTACTCTATTAATCTCAGATTTTGGCAAGAAATATTCTTTATATCTTTTACCATTCTCTGCTTCTACCCAATGGTCTCTTATATCATAACCTCTCTCTTTAAGTTCAGACAACCTTTTAGCACCATACATGCTATATACAGGTTTAGTTGCTAACTGATTGACTGTCACTTTCTGGCCCGTTAAAAGTGTATCAAGTATCATTTTATGCTGACTTTCTCTCATAGTTCTCTCCGTTGTTAATTTTTATTTTGTACTCTCTCTATCTTTTTTCTTTGTTGTTCATGCATAAACTTATCGTGGCTCATTATTTTTTTAAGATGTTTACGCAAATTTTTATCTATTTTGAAGTCATGAATATCAATTTCACCATCACTTATTCTTATTGCTAAAGCACCCATAATTGAATAAAAACCTAATGTATCCATCATTCCATCATTTTGTTTTTTCATCGCTTCGTCAAAAGTAATTGACGGATCAGATATTCTTTCTATTTCCTCTTTTACTTTATTTCGTATTTCTTCTGGTTTAATAAAGCCATACACTAGCTCAAAAACCAAATACTCTAAGTTTCTTTTTGATACAAAATGTAATCCGTTTGCAAAGTTTTCACTTATATAACTACATTCTTTTTGATATCTATATTCATATTCATTAGATAATACTCTTAAAAAAGTATAAAATTCATCATTGAGAGACTCTTTTCTTTCAAATATTTTTTCATTGTTTTTTTTATCCTCCTTCAAAAGAGAAGAAGCAACTGCTATTAGTTCTTCAGGTTTCCAAGTTAAACACTCCATTTTATTCTCCTATTGTTAATTAACCCAAGTCTTGTACAAACTTCATTTCTCTTTTTTTACTACTATTTAATGACCTGAACATATCACACCATATTTCACGAGCCTTAATTTTGTGGCGCAAACCAAGATATTCTTCTTTAGCTTTGGCAATCTTATTGTAATATTCAGACACTTCTGGCTGAGTGTTAGCAATAGCTTCCTTTTCCTTTAATGTCATCTTTTCTTCTTTAAGATTTATAAAAGCTAAGTCTTTTTGGTGTTTCATTTCATAAACTAGCCGTTCATAAGTCGATTCAGCTTTAGCTAATTTACTGCCCATAATTGATATTTCATGGATCATTTTTTCTAATTCTTCATCACCTAGTCGCATTTATTATCTCCATTACACATATTTTACACAAAGATAATAACATAAATAGCTATAAATAAGTAAAAAAATATGATATAAAAGAATTTTTCTTTACTATATATATCTATATATATAGTTTCTGTTTTTCTTTGTTTTTGTTTTTATTAACAAATATAAAGATATCTATATACAAATATATTATATTAATATAATATATAGGATATATAACAAACAGAGGGAAAGTTATGGTAAATACATATAAATCAGTATTTGATACCTTATCTGGTGTCGATATTACAGGTTATACAGAGCAAAAAGGTAACTTTACTTATCTTAAATGGTCTTATGCCGAACACATCATGTCGCTATTTTACCCAGAATTTCAGGTAAAATGGCTATCTTCAGATGTTTTAGAAGATAAAACAGTCATTGTTAAATGCAGAGTAGAAATAGGAAATCTCTACAAAGAGGGTTTTTTACCTGTATATGATAATAAATACAATGCAATTCCAAACCCAAATGCAAGTGATATTAACGATACTAAACAAAGATGTATGGTTAAAACATTGGCAAAATTTGGACTAGGTATTTCTGTTTTCCACAATGGAGATACAAAACCTGCAAAACTTAATCTTAAGGGCCAAATAAATGATCCAGAGATTAAAAAGATTGCAAAAGCAAAAAACAAAAAAACAGCAGTTTTATCCGCTATTAAAAAGGGAGAATTAAATGACAACACAAGCGAAATCGAACTTGGTCAAGCGTTACAATCTTCGTAGCTCATCAGCTTTAAACTATTGTTTCGGGACTTACACAAAGAGAGCCGACATGTTACAAGCTGACCTTAATAATACTGAAATTGGTATTCCAGAACACATGCAGAAATACGTGGATTTTGGAAATTTGCATGAAAGCAGCGGCATAGCCAAGTGGATTCTTATCAATAAGAAAGTACCTGTAGAAATGCTAGAAGACCAACAAAACTATATCGTTCAGGATTTTCTTAATTTAGGCGGGGATACTGTTGTTGATTTAAGCTGCACACCCGATGCAAGAGTACCGGAAGATAACCTATTACTTGAAATAAAATGTGGCTCTTTGGGTAAAAAACCGCATGAGTTTGTTAAAGCAAAGGTATATTTGGCTCAAGTATCACTACAACAGTACATTTTAAACTCATTAGGTATTCAGATAGACAAGACACATTTAGTTTCTTGGTCGATGAATGGCTCAAGAATTTGGGAAATTCAAAGGAATCCAGAGTTTGAACATTATCTCTTATCTTTGTTAGAAGAATATTCACTTGCTTTATTAGGGAAAGGAGAATTAAGAGATAAACCAGACGCTTTCAAAGGAGAGCATAAAATTAAACTAATCTATGGAGAAGAATGATGTCAGACTTTAAGCATAAAGAAATGGAGGGATCTTTGTTCGAGAATAACTATAAAGAAAGAGATTCACATCCAGATTATACAGGTAAGATAGTGTTCAACGACACTAATTATTCCATTGCGGCATGGAAAAATACTACAAAAAGTGGCGGAGAGTATCTAAAACTAAAGGTTTCAGAAACAGAGCCAAAAAGACACAATACAGAAAACAAAACGTATCAGTCAGTCGGGGAACGTATTCCTAGTAAGCATATGAGAGAGTACGAAAAATCAAAAAAAGATATAAATCAAATAGAGAAGATTTTCAATGATGAAGATATTCCTTTTTAAACGGAGTTATTATGGCAGCAAATAAATGGATGGCCGAGAATCCGAAAGCGGCAAGAAAAATTAGAAAGCGATATTATGAAAAAAACAAAAAACTCGCTAGTTTAAGAAGTCGTAAACAACACTATATCGGTAGAAAGGCCTTTGAAATGTTGACCGAAGAGCAAAAAGCGCAATGTATTGCTGAAGTAGATAAAATGCTTGAAACATCTAATATATGATGCAATAATAGTTATAGTTTAGTTAGAGGGTAACTAAACAGAGATGTTATAAAGGTAGATAGGTAATAGCATACAAACTAATTGGGTGATCAGTATGCAGAATACACCCAAACCTATCTACCAGAGAGGATAAACATGGAAACAGTAAATATTACAGATAAAAAGCTAGATGAAGATTTCTCTATGCCTATAAAAATCGACAAGAGAGAAAACTTCAAAGAATGGTTAACAGAAAATTCAAGAGATATCGCTAAAGGTAGATATGATTTTAATGGGTTGGGGATAAGTAAATGGAAATAATTAAGATAAAAGCATATCAATATAATGAGCTAAATGAAGATGCAAAAATAGAGGTTAAGTGTTGGTTAAACGAAACACCATATGACTATGAAGATGAAGATGAAAATGGAAGACTTATTGCTAAATGTGATTATATAGGCGACATGGAAGACAAAGAAATACAAGAGTATTGTGAACATGAGGGATATTTATTTAGCGAAAGTGGTAGTCGTGTTCATCATTTAGAAACTAAAGAGGGATAAGTAGTAGACATGGGAAAAGGCAGTAAACAACGACCAACAAACATTAAAAACTTTAGTGAGGGTTACGATAGAATATTTAACAAGAGAGGTAGTATGAGCAGCAAGAACGATTTCCTAGAGCAGCATGAAGATACAATCAACCAAGAATGGAGCTGCTATTGTAACGAGATCAATTCAACCAGACATAAATATGGCTTAGATTCTAAGGTGTTTACAGAAAACGACAAGGAAAGATTCGCTATAAGTTACATAGAAAGTAAATTAATCTAGTTTCATATAACACAAGGGAATGGATTCCCACTCAATCCTAGTCGTTCATTCAATCAGTCAATCCTAGTCGTTCTCATTCAATCCTAGTCGTTCCGATTCAATCCAAGAAGTAAATCGATCTAGCATAATTCAATCTAAAAATCTTTAGAATTAAATAATATTAATTAAATTCATGAGATAAAAATAAATTTGATATATACAAATATATGACTATAATTAAGGGTAACTAACAAATATAAGAGGGTTATATTATGGAATACGTTAAGACTTCAATTGGATCGGGTAAAATGTTAGATATAAGATCAATTAATACTAATCCATTGACTAATGATTATTGTAAAAAATGTACTTTTTATAAAACTAAAAAGATAAGAAAAAATGGTGATGAAGCTTTTTTGTGTTATTCGGTAGATATGCTGATGACATCCAGAAAAAACTGTATAAAACCATTTCAGTATAATTCAGATGTTTTAAGTAATAGCATTATAGAATGGGATCTTTTACCTAGATATTTTAATCAAAAAGTCATTAGATTTAATTCTCATGGTGAATTGATTAATGAAATTCATTTAAAAAATTTAAATAATATAGTCAAAAAAAATCATGATGTATTTTTCGGTTTATGGACTAAACAGTTTAAATTAATAAAAGAATTTTATAGTAAGAATGAAAAACCTAAGAATATTAATATTATTTTTAGTAATTC